TTCCGATGTGTCTTTAATAAGCTTAATAAAAAGATTGGCTGAGTGCTGATAACCTACAAGACTGTTTCCGTCAAGCATTATCTCTCTACCAATCTGTTTAATTTGTGTTACTACTATATCCATTTTATCACCTCCTATCCACGTACCTTGTCATTTACATATCTCATGGCATCTGTAGAAATACCCATCAAACTGATATACCTGTCCCTTGATGTGCCATTTCCCATATCTATATGTACTTTTACAAACTTTGCAGGGTCATACGGCGATATTACATAATCGTATCGCCACGTATGGGAATGCAATCCAGAAATAACATTTTTCATAATAACGTAATCAGCGGAAGTAATCGTCCCACTTCGATCTATGTCTAAATAATCATATTCTGCATCAGTCAAAGTGATTTGACCAAGAATGAACTGTTTTATTTTTTCAGTATCTGCAGAGGTATAATTGGGTATGTTTGCGGCATAAGAAGCAGTCAGTCCTTCTGAATTTAAAGACCATCCACCGATATGACCTGATTGTGATTCTATCGAGCCATTCATAACCAGCTTTTTAGAATTCTGATCCACATAGAGTACAAGGCTGTTGTTACCATCGTATACCTTGATTCCACCATTCTTTATTGTCAGACCAAGGATATCTATAATCACCTGCATAGTCTGCATGGAGTTACCGTTGTTTATCGCCTTCGATATAAGCGCAACGATCTGGTCTTCCTGCAATTTCAACTGAGCTTCTCCTAGCCCTTTTGCAATCAACTCAATGCTTTCAGAATTGTTCCGGATAGTCGTTTCTTTCTTATATCCATCCTGCGTAAGTTCAGTCACGTTTTCCTGCATCTGGTTTATCATATCCGTTATTTTACGAGGTTCATTAGACAGTGTAATCGTATTGTTCGACCTTTCTTCATCCAGTAGGTACTTTCGGATTTTTACGATACGGTGTGGTACATCGATGCCTCTGACAGGATCAATGATACAATGCGCTGTCTCTCGAATTTTCACCTTCAAGTCTTTGTACTTATCATCTACCGCGGCAAGGTCTATCATATTGATTGTGTATGATCCAACCGGTGCTGCCAACTCCTGCAGCTTCTTCCTTCCGTCCGCCAGAAGGCTTTCCTTGTTCGTGTATCGCCCATCTATCCATGAGCTCACTATCGGCTTGCCTTTGTAGCCCTGCAGGTCGATATACGGCTTCCCGTCGTTTATATCGGAAAATGTCAAATCATCAGCACCGTAGCAGTAAAGCCTTGTGACAAGCCCTGTGCTACTTTCCTTATATGTGTGGTCCTTCATGTTTAACTCTGGAGTTACATACAATCCGGTGTCTATAGAAGCGTATGGATCTATCACAGTAACGACCTTGCTCAAACAATCAAAATCATACTGCACATCATATACCACCTTGCAGCGCATCAGTACATCGTACCCGTTGCATTTTTCCTTATCCGGTGTGCGTCTGATCGTTCTGACCTCTTCGCCGGTTACCGTCCACCCTGAAGGCTTGATATAATTCAATACATCGCCTATGTTTTTTGTCTGCAGTGCAGCGATATCTGCTGTTTTGAGATAATATGATGCCTTCCAATCATCCATATCCAGTTCGCAGGTAATCGTGGCCTGCGTGATCAGCTTGTTTACACCCTTGATAAGATAGAGGTTATCCTCTGTCCTTACTTCTGCCTCGGTCTTTAAATACGTAAATAACTCTGAATCTGGCGGAACATCAAAAGAGAGCGTTTCTTCGCCCTCTTCGTCCTTTTCTACATATGCGTTCGTGGCTACTGTGATAGGCAGCCATCCGTCTTGTGTCTTGACACTTAACATATGTCACCTCCTATAGATATACTGGGCTGTAATACATCACCACATCAGCGTTTGTGTTACTCACCGTGATGATGTGGTCGCCCGGTCCCAAACTGGGAAACTTGGTAAACATTGCATCAGAATATTTGTTTTTACCATCTTCTGTTATGAGCACACTCTCACCATCCAGGATTATCTTCTTAGCGGTATGGATATTACGTATCGTATATCCTCCTACTGTGATCTCTCCATTGTAATGGGGGGTTATCTCATAGCGGATACCGGCTTTATACGCTCCTTTAATCGTTATCATATTATCGGTACGTGTTAGATTAAAGCGCCGCTCTGAACCTTTCTTTATGACGGATAAAGGGTATGTTATCTCGTAATTACAAGCACCCAAGTGTTTTACTTCTGGTTGGCCAGATAAAATGCAATCGTATCGGTAACCATCTTCTATGTCAATCATAGAGCGTTGTCTCAATTCCTGCAAAAAACGCCCTGGGTTGTCATCGTTATCAAACACAATAACAAGATTCATTGGTTTTGGTTCGATTGATTCAGAAATCATCGTATGCCGGTAGTCTGTAGATTTTATGGTTCGTGAAAGAGAAGGAGGCATATATGTGAATGAAACAAATATACCGCCGTACATTTCCAGTCGTTTTTCATTTATCCTCATATCCTACCTCCATCCGAGCTCTTCCGAAATGTCATTCACAGTGGCGTGCGCAAACTCTTTTCCATTGATATAAAGAGGTACATTAAGCGTAACGGCACCAGCGTTCCCCTTACCATAGATTTTCTGAGCTGTATATTCCTCGTTTTCCTTTGCGGTAAGCACACGTTCGCCTTTATGCAACCGCGCATTGTATCCATCATAAGGGACATAATCAAAACCCGTCGCGTATTGTGAAACCCACTTGCCAGCTTGGTTTGTAGGTCTTTCATAAACCTTGGAATACTTCTCAACATAATTAGTTGTAACAGTAACTTCCTTATCTTCTGGATTCCACCGGTCCCAATGTCCAAACATTTTTGTCCATTTTGAGACAACTTCACCTGTTGAGATATCCACCTTATCTGCTAATTCAGAATGAGCAGACATAAGTTTATCAATACCTTCTTTTTTTGTCTTTTTAGCCGCCTCTACGGATTTTTCGTATTCTTCGTTTGCGCTCTTTATGATTTCTTCTGCTTTTTCTTTGTATTTTCCACCTTCAATAGTTTTTAATTCTTCAGCTTGTCGCACAAGTTCATCACGCTTTCTGCCAGCTGATTTTACGGATTCTTTTTCAAGTTTATTCATTTCTTTAATGGCATTACCTGCCATTTCTGCAGTGATACGAGTGCTGCTAGAATTTAATCTATTTAATATGACTTCTTGTTCAGCCTTATTACTCGACATAGCTTCTACTGCCTCAGTTTTCATCTGATCGTAGAGTTGATCAATACGTTCCTGTTGACTCTTTGTAATCTTACCACCATTATCTTTAATTTCCTTGTAAATACCTGTTATTTGATCTTTCAGGTATTTTGTTTTATCAATCCTGCCCTTGTATCCATCGTTAACTGTTTTCATAATCTCTTTTTGTTCTTCAGAAGTTATTGCAGTGGTAGAATCAAACATTTGTTGATATCTGCTGACAGTTCCTTCTTTTTGTTTTTCAATAGAAGATGTCACTTTATTTGCCATGTCATCAACTTTTCCCGATATCTTTCCGACGCTTTCATCTGTTACTTTTGTAATACCCGTATACATATCCATAGAGAATTGTTGTGCATCGTTTGAAAGTTTAAGATACGATGACAGTTGTTTTTCTGTTTCTTCACTAATTCTAACCGTATGAGCTCCTACAGCGTTTCCAGCCTTATCATAATCAATAACAGTACGGTCAGCGAATAAGTCAATACTAGGAATTACATCTTGTTGCAAATTATCGTATACTGCTTTGCCCGCTAGAGCTAAGCCGCCAATTGCCGCCACAGCCCCTGCCGCAGGCAGTACCAAACCACCAAGTGTGGATACAACACCGGTTAATGCAGTAGTGCCACCAGCAGCTGCAGTTGTCATCCCTGCAGCACCAGCTGTAACTTTCGCCAAACCGCCTGCTGCTGTAGCTCCAGCAGGTGCTAACTTTGATAGTAGCCCACCAAATTTTCCAATAAGACCGCTGCTAGATGCCAGCGAAGATCCCAACTTCCCTATGAGTGGAATGCCTTTGCCTATAAGTTTCGTTGCTCCGGATACAGCAGGTGCCAATTTCGTAAAACCTGTTACTAAAGAACCAGTGATTTTCAGTAATGGGCCAAATGCAGTAACCATAGCTCCTACCTTTACGATAAGCTCCATCGTTTCCGGTTTCATCTTCCCTATTTTCTCCGCAACCTTACCCATGAGGTCAGCAGCCTTTTCTAGCATTGGAGCCATAGCATCTCCTAGCTTCGTAAGTGAATTCTTAGCTTTGTTCAGCGAATTGCTGAATTTCGCACCGGTAGTTTCATTAACACGCTTGAATGCTTCATCTGTTGCGCCTGTAGCATCCTGCATTTTTTTTAATTTCTCAGTGAATACATCATGCTGTGCTCCGCTCAATGCCAGAGCCAAGGTTTGACCTTCAATTGAACCGATATAAGATTGTAATGGTTTGCCACTATCTTTTGCTGCCTTTGTGATGATGTCGATAGTGCCTTGCAGACCTTTTCCCTTGATCATAGCTTCGCCATTTTCGTAGCCGTATTTTTTCATGAGTTCCGCCATACTGTCTGTAGGTGCCATCAATGCCTGGAGGACACCACGCAGCTGTGTAGATACCTCTGCTGCGTTTCCAGTTACGCCGGTAGCTGTGGCCATAACGCCGAATAATTCTTCCTGGCTTACATTCAACTGCTTTGTTAAAGGCACTACTCTTCCGATTGATCCAGCCAACTCCGGGAATGTCGTCTGTCCCAATTTCGCAGTAAGGAAAGCAAGGTCAGAAACCTTCTGGTTCGCGGCTGCCGAAGTATCGCCATATCCCTTCGTTACCGCTGATAAAAGGTTGATACTGTCAGTTACCTCTGCATTACCGGCTTTCGCTCCTTTTGATGCGATTTCCAATATCTTTGCACTGTCTGCGGTATCGCCAAACGCTGAAACGACCTGATATAAGCCATCGCTGATATTGCTTGTTGCCAGTCCTGTATCATTGGATATCTTATAAACATTCTGTTTCAGCTCTTCTGTTCTTTTATTGACCTGTTCTACTGAACCATCCAATAATGTTGACACAAGTCCCATGTTTTTAGATAGATCCATGCTCAGCTTCCCTGCAGCAGTTCCTGCAGCAAGCAGGGGAACTGTAAGTAATTTCGTAGCCTGCCCTCCTACTTTTGACATGTTCTGTCCTACTTTAGCAGTGGATTCAAGCTTCTTTGATATATCCTTTGCCTGAACTACTGCCTCCGCTTTGACACTTTCCATGTCTTTTTTGAAGTTTGCAATGTCAACTTTGATTTTTGTAATCAGAGGTGCCAGTTCAAGGCCTCCCATTAAGCTCATGTCATGACACCTCCTTTGAATGCATGTACTGCTTGCAAGTCTGCAGAAGTCGTCTGCAGTCTGATCAAATCTTTCATGAATTTTCTGCCTGCTTCTGAACGCATATTGTTATACATCCACGCATCTTTTCGATAGAGCAGGAAAAGGCTATACGGCTGCTCCATGACTTCATCAAATGATAGTCTGGTATAATCACTAATGGCTTTCAACTCACCGCTCATAGTTTGATACTTGCCCTCCCACTCCTCCGTACTGAAATACTTTTGAATGATTGCATCACGTATCACAGGATCAGATGGGAGTGGGATTGCTAGTTTGGGTCGTTCAATGCTTTACGTGGAAGCAGGACACATTCTCTGTAGATTCTGGAGATTGCCCCAGCAGGAAAGTCATATACATCCTTCTCTGTGAACTGTTTGCCACCGGTGTTCTTATTCAGAAGCCACAAAACCATTTTCAGTTCGTCTTGCTGTGTCGTATCTTCGTTCGCCTCATACTCAGCAACTTTCTTCATATCACGATAGGAAAGTTCTGGAAGCTTGACTAATTCCCCTTTGATGAGGAAATCTACCGTTCTGTTGGCATATGCTGATAAATCAATTGGTTTCATTCTGTTCCTCCTTCTTCCGGTGTTACCGGTGCATCTTCCATTTCTTCTTCAAACTCACATAGCCAGTCTTTCTTTTTAGCTATTGCATTCAGCTGTGCGTCAATCGTCAATTCCTTCTGACTGAATTCCAACGAGAACCCATTTCCGCCCTGTGCAATGGCGGTAAAGCGCAATTTCTTGCCACCTTTTTTAGTGTGTACGAATCGCACCAACACTGTTTTTAAATCTTTGTTACCACCAAATACGAGCGTTCGTGTCTTCTTTTCTTTATTCTCTGTAAAAACCGCTGTGGAAAGCAACGCAAGCTTAGCCAGCGACCAGCTAATGATACCGGTTTTGATTGCCATGTCTTCACCGATTACAAACCTTGCAACGATTTTTCCGAACCAGTCCTTCACATCGTATATCTCGGGTTTGTATTCCAAGGAAAACCCGCCGGAGCAATGTCCTACATTGTGCTCATCTGTTTCGACTTCTGCATGTGCTGGAATTTCTGTTCCATTAAACTCATACATATATAGCTCACCAGCCCCTAACAGAATTTCTTGTGTTTTTTCTTCCATACCTTACCTCCATAGTAAATTGAAAAGAGTGGGATATTCCCACATGTTCGTTTCTGAATTAAATAGCCATCCACCGCCAGAAACCTGCGCTCTTACAGCATAGTCTCCCATAACGATAGATGGCTGCTGTTCATCTGTGTTCAATGCTTGAATGACCTTTGCACGAATTTCCAAGCATTCTTCCATATTCTCGCTAATCACTCTTACTTCCAACTGGCACTCCTTCACTGTCCCCTCACTGTAAGGTGATATCTTGTAAGTCATAGCAGGGAAAGGACCGTGAGTAAATACCGGAGATACATCCATACCTGTGATGAGTTCCAGATACTCTCTGATTGCATATTCGATCATTACTTACCTCCCAGCGCTTTCAGAACCTTAGCCTTGTTTTCATCCCTTGCAGGTTCTAAAAAAGACCGTGGTTTCATACCATCAGTCTTATAAAACTTCTTTCCCTTTTTCCCATACACGATGACCACCTTCCCCTCAAATGTCGGATGTTTCGTCCCGGCGTATCCATCTACCGGAACATACCACGGTGTTTTTCTTCCATCTCCGTCTTTCGCATGAACACCGGTTCCTTTTTCAATATATGGTGCGTAATCCAGATTACTGTAGATACGCCCTGTGATGTCTTTCGTAGTTACTGAAACATCATGAGTTATTGAAGCTCTGAGATGTCCATAGTCCACTATATCAGCACAGTTTATTTTAGCTACACGTTCAATAATAAGACAGCCACGCTCAACATTATGTTCCATCTCTTTCAGCATCTGCAAGGTAACGTTATCAACAGATTTGCAAAATTCTCTATTGTCATCATCCATACAGATCTATCCTTTTCAGTATGAGCGTAGTCTGTCTTCCGGAAGTGTCAAAATCCTGTACCTCATAATGCTGCGTATCTATGTCAATCCGATATTCTTTACCATCAATGAATACCTTAGACATCGTGATACCGCTGTGTGTGCTGTCCTGATACTTGACTGTTCCCGTGTTTTTGAAACTGTTATTTTTGTAAATAGCCACCATGATACGACCAACAGATACATAGTTATCATGCTTTGCTCCAGATTGTCCTTTTTTATACTCATTGATAAGTAATTCTGCAGGAATCATATCTGTGAATATGCTCATGGTAAGTTCCTGTACTTCATCAGCTTACGCCTGATAGACTTTGGTATATTGTCCATATACGTTTCACTTGTTCCTGCTTTAGAGCTGCTAACAATCCCTTCAGCGCCTGTGAGATTCAATCTCACAACACATAAGTCTGTGATGGGTGTAACCAAAGTTTCCGGAAGTTCTTCATCAACGTCCGAGTTAATGTAATCTCTCACATCATTCAAAGCATCATCGATGGTATCATCCATGTAGGATGCATCAATGTGTTTACACTGCGGTTTAAGCAACAATTTTGTTTTCACCTTATCTTTAATCTCCATAACTTCCCTCCTTAAGAAGGGGAGCACTTAGGCTCCTACTGCTGGTGTTGATTTGAATTTTGCAATTACGACTTTCGATTCATTAGTCAGTGCTACACCATAATGCTCTGTTGCAGAAGGTGTCGTCTTTGAAGCCAGTGCATCTCTTGTACTTTCTACCAACACAGAGCGCTTCATATAAATAGTGAGAGCTGGTGCATCATCCTCTGTTTCTGCTGTCTGCGTCTGTTTTACAATAGGATTAAAATATACACCACTTGCTAATTTTACACGGTTAGAAACAACTACTTCACATCCTGCAATCATCCCGATGGCACCGGTCATCATCAGATCCATGTTATATTTATTCTTATCCAGAAAATCTGGATCCTTACGAATCTGTGTCAGCTGTTTTGAATGGATGAACAGCACTTTCCTAGACTGTTCCTCTTCTGTGAATAGATCTGTAGCATCAACCACGCCATTGTAATTGATGATACCCGCAGAGCCATCATATACAAGCTTAGAAGTCTGTAATGCGTCAGCACAATCTGCATCGATTTTGGAAGCAATAGCCATAAGGATTTGTTTCTGTGCTTCAGCTGCTGGATTGCCGTAGCCGGACAATACAGCTTCGTCGGTGATCTCTACTGCCTTTCCGATTTTTTTGATGGTGAACTGAGTTGTGCTTGTCTGTAACTTAGCAGTTCCCATTTTTGCACCCTCGGCAATCTCTGCAGCATCACCGATATAAGCATATCTAGGTACTGTGATTTTGTTACCAGGTACTCCAGCCAGAGTATTGTCGATTGCTGCCAATGGTTTAAACATCAGTTTCGTAGGCAGCTTTGCGGAAATCATATCCGCCATTACCTGAGGGACAATCAAGTCCGACAGCATAGTTGTTTCATTTTCCATTATTCATTTCCTCCTGCTAATTGATCATATAATTCTTTGTTTTCAGTAAATAGTTTTGCTCTTTCGCTGTATCCCATTTTGTCAAACTGTTCTTTCGTTACTCCGCCTGACCTACCATCGGGATTATTAAGTTTGTTTCCAGCTTTACCGTTACCAAACTGATCCTTGTATATCTCTTTAAGTACTTTCACTTGCTCATCAAGTCCTGTTACAGAACCGTCATTACTCAGCTTTAACTTTGTACGATCGATCTTACCACTCAATAAATCCGGATGAATTGCATTCGCTAATGCTTTTTCGATTGCTGTGTCAAACTTCATATTAGCGATTTCAGCATCATGTTCCTTCTTTGCCTTTTTATTCGCTTCCTGAGCAGCCTCCAATTGATTTTTTAGGTCTTCGACAGAACCGTCTTTTTTCAAATCCTCCAGCTGTTTATCACGAGCTTTTACATCCTTGGCAAGCTGTACCTTGGCATCGACAACAGTGTTGTACTCATCTTTGGATACAACATTGTCCGGCGCCTGTTTGTTGATTTCCTTGATAGCCTCCGTAAGATTCAGCTTGCCATCCTCTCCTGTGTGCTTCTCAAGAATCGTTTTAATCCATTCCATGCATTACCTCCATAGCATTTATATACCGCTCGCTTGCGGTTCGTAGGTCTACCTATACCTGGCAGTAGGTAAAATAAAAACACGGTTCTCCGTGTCATTTCAGATGATTGCAAAAATACGGCAGCTTTCGCTGCGGTGGGTCCTTCATATAGCTCACCTCTCTTTCAGTCTTTCCACAAAAAATGCAGGTCCGCTGTATCTTCTGCGTCCTGCACATCAATCTGTTATCGTAGTATTCATCCTTTATCATTTCTGCATAAACATGTTGACATCTATTCCCTATCTTTTTCCATCTCATCATACTGCTCTTGTGTGATCTTACCAGCGGCCAGTAATTTATCATACCTATCTTTCCTCATGACTTTAGCAAGCCGCAAGTCTTCATCAGTAAGTTCAACTTTTCCAATGACTTTAGGCATCAAGGGTTCGTATAGCTTCATTCTATTGTACTCATCAATATTTTTATTGCTCATTTTTTTCGACCTCCACAAGATCAATATATGTTTTTCCGTTTAACTTTTCTATGTTGACAGATTCAAATTCCGTATCTCGCATAAACAAGATTTCATTTTCCTCAGGATTGACACTTCTTATATCTCTCCCGTTTTTTGAGTAAATCGTTATCTGTACTTCTTCATCTTCATTATATACCTCATTCATTGAAGATGAAATATATTCTTTGTATTTAACTTTGTTTCCTACCTCATGCATTTCTATAAATTTTTTTCTGTCTTCATCGTGCAGAAAGTTAAGCGACCGGTTTACTACTCCTTGTATAGCAGGTATTTTGTATAAGGCTTTATCAAGGTTATTGATCCACTTTTCATCACTCTCTGATAGATCATACCCATTTCTCAACTTATCGTTCAGCACATAAGCATCCGGGCTTACATATTTGACGATTGCAGCATTCTCAGCTTCCGTCAATTTTGGTGTTTCATCATCCAACACTGGAAGCCATGTACATCTGCATCCTGGGTGGCACGGAAGAATTGGTGCTTTATCGATATCGTATTCTTTCTTATGGTTTGCTCCGCATATCTCACAAGTCCGTTCATCCTCAGCGGCCCACCATTGCACCTTTTCGACACCTGCATCTCTATAACCACGCAATGCGCTGCGGTTCATATAATTGATCGTTTCTGTTCTTACAAGTCTGTGAGCGTCATTAAACGAGCGCTGCATCGCATTAGACAGACCAACTGCCATCTCGGTTACGGTCTTACCAGTAGAAATGCCATCATTCACGATTCCGTTAAGCGCTTGTTCCAGATTGCCCATTTTCTGCCACAACGATTTGCTAAAGAAAGATCCACGCCAAGGAGCACGAAGCATCTGTTCCATGACCTTATCGTTTGGTGTAAAATTTTTTCCTAATCCTAACGCTTCTACAATATTACCATAAACCTTTTTACCGGCTTCTTTCATTCTGCTAGATTGTGACTTTTCTATCTCAGCACCCAATTTTTCAATTCTTTTGAATATCTCTCCCTGCTGTCCCAGGAGTTTATTAAAACGATACATTTCACTTCTGGTAAGCATTCCGCTGCTTTCCGCCTTTTCTGCAAGTTCATAGAGCTCTTTTTTAATCGTTGTAGAGGTCCTATCATACATACGCAGAAGGTCGATGTTTTGCTCTTCCGCACTATTGTAAGTCTTCCATGTTTCCTTCGCTATTCGGTTTTCCCAATATTCGCTATTCTGGTATGGTTTACTATTCGCCATCTTCTACACCAGGCACCTTGTCCCTAAATGGCATATTTTCTTGCAATGCGCCTTTCTCCTTCTCGACATCATCAACCCATGAGCACTTAGACAGCCACGTATCATCAGACAATTCGAGATTTTTAGCAATCTGGCAGTTCTGCAGGTTTTCAGTCTGATTGATTTTCATATCAGTATTGAGCATAAATTTAATATCAGCTGGTGATTCATTTATATCCAGATACCTATTTACGAAATAAATCAATTCTTCAAAGCCAAAAGTGAACTGAGTGCTCATTGCGCCCGCTTTAAGATCAAGTGACATATACATGAATGATAAAGCTACGCCAGACGGACTATTCCCGAATTTATCAAGATCCTTTATTACTCCTTGTCCAGCCTCAATAATATCTCTTTTAAGCTGTTCGCAGTGTTCTTTTATTGCGGTTATGTCGGTGTTCGCCGATATTGCTTCCAGCCCACTATCCTCATCGTCATCTCCATCCAACTGTAAGATACGGTTTTTGATTTTTTCTCTGATTACGGATTCACTGTCGGGCTTATACCCTTTCACAACATACAACAGGTTACGCACATCCTCCACATAGTCCGCTGCCTCGCTTCTGGCCTTGTCATATCCGTCTATCAGTGATTTCACAAACTTAATATCCGGCAGCTCAATGAAATTATTCTTAAATGGGATAAAAGGAACTTTTCCCCACGAACACCATTCTCCGTGATCTATAAAGTGGCTCACTGTACGATCATCAGCATCATGGTTTCCTTTGTAGTCCAGATATAATTCTTTATCCTGTTGAATATAGCATGTTACCCCTTCCGCAGTCCAGTATTCGATATGCTGCCTTATCTTTTGCATGTCATTATCCTTATACTCTTCATCATAAAAATAGATAACTGCCTTTAATTCCTCATGCTCGCCATCCGTCCAAATCGGTATAATTTGCTCACATGGAGCAACTTGCAACTTGAATTTTCCATCTGGCGCTATGTATGGGTGCAACCATCCTATCCCCTTATTAGATGCTTCATATCCCAATAAAGATAATTTATACTTAAATCGTTTGCCTAACTGCTCCTGAACTTTGCGGAGGTACAACTTATCGTCACACGATAGCGTATACTCTTTAGAAAAAAGATAAGATACTTTCTCGTCTACCATGTTCTTATACATTGCATGAGAATATTTGTTATTGGCCTGGTTGATATTTGGAATCATTTCGCCCGTTTTCTTATCAATATAGTAATTCTTCTTTTCCGTTTTGATATCATTATCAACAAGATAGTATTTTTGTCCAGCCATCATCAAACGGCGCTGCTCTCCACCTAAAAATGCTGTATACCTACGCTGTATTTGCTCTGGTATACTTTGTGATGATCTTATTGCTTCCATTCCAGCTTTAACACCTCTTTTCAACCTTTTAAATATCTTCATTGCCATTTCACCTCTTTGCGTATGATTGTATAACAGAAGTAACGCACCGCATCCATACAGTGGTCATGCTCTTTTACAGGCTTATCTTCGCCCTGTTCAGATGCTTTTCCATCCCATACATAACTTGCAAACTCCTTAATTGTATTTTTACAGCATTCCATGAATTTGATTTTTTCTATATTCAGCATGGATCCAGTAAATCGGATGCCGTTTTCAACATCATTCTTACCTTTTTTTACATAGAGTCCTCGCTTTCTCAGTTCCGCCTTAAATGATGCTGCTGAAGGGTCAAGTATAATTGCTTCAACCTCAATACCATCAAGAAACTTCTCCAAGTCATCCGCATACTCCCCATCAGTTTTCTGCTTTTGCTCATCTCTTCCGGAGTAATAGTATTCTTTTAAACAGACCCATGTACCGTCCACACACTTTTGCCACAAAAGAAAAACGGTCGCATTTTGCGTACCGTAATCACAGCTGGCATAATATTTAGATAACATGATATCTTCGATTTTATCCAATACATGCTTGGTTTTATCAAACATATCATAAATAACACCTTCTGCTACGACCCATTTGCCGAGGATGTAGCGCTTGTAAAATACGCCTTTCCATTGGGATGCATACCTGGCTTTTATTGCCTCAGATAAGCTAAAATTATCATCCATCGTGAAATGCATATAAATCAATCTTTTCTTTTTACGCTCGTCTATCCAATTTATTTTGAACCAATGATATGGCCCAGCAGGATTGCAATTAAACCAGAACTTACTACCATCCACAGAACATCGCGCGGTAGCTTGATTTACAAAAGATTCCGGCATCAAGGCAACCTCATCGCAGAATAAACCTGCCAGCGTGATCCCCTGTATCAAATCCTGTGATCTTTCGTCCTTTCCACCAAAAATGTAGAAATAATTTTCAACGCCATTCTTTGTGATTTCCAGAAGGTTGTCTGCCCTATGGTCTTTCACTTTATACCCACGACTTCGTAGCATCAATTTTAACAATGTCAGCACATTCCTTCGAAATGACCCAATGGTCTTTCCACACATCCCGAAGTTTTGCCCTGTGAATGTTTCCATCGCCCAGAGGACAAAAGATAACGACATGACCAAGGTTTTGCCTGAACGTATAGCTCCATCAGCAATAATTCCATCCATGTCTTTTGTTCTTGAGTCTGTCCACCATTTAAGGACCTTTAACTGTTTTATGCTGAAAGGCTTGAATTTAAATACGGCTTTATATTTCTTCATCAGACCACTCGCCTATTTCGGCACCCTTTATAGCATCAAGGAAACCATCATCCTCGATTATTTCCTCTTCTTGGTTATCTGCTTTCAGCTTATCCGTCTGCGCTCTTAACTGCTCAAGCTGTGCTTTCTGTAAGTCCGTAGCTTCGCTATAATGCTTATCCAGCCACTTTAATGCGAACTCTTTTCTGACAAGTTTTATAGAGCAGCCGTCCTTGCCTTTTTTTACCTCTTGGATAAGTGTGCCGTCTACTTCTGAGCTGTCAAGGAAATCAACATAGTTGTATTCTAACCCTGTTTCCTCGTTTATCCGTCTGCCAAAAGAAAGAAAGTCTGTTACATCTGAATAAGCAATATCCATCATTTTCTGGAAGAAATCCTCAGCTGTGTACATGGCCTGCTTTATCTTAGCGTCCTTGATTGCTTGGATATGCTCTTGTATCTTAGTATTTCTCAGTAGCATGCTTCCGTTTGTCATCGCTGTTGTATAATCACAATCATACACCTTGCGGTATGCTTTTGTCGCATTAAACCATCTTACATAATATAGACAAAAAAGGCGCTGTCTCTCGGTCAGCTCCTCATTGTTCAGTGTTTCTATTTCCTCCGGCAGTAACTCTGTTTTGGGTGGTCCTTTGTCTCTATTTGCAACTGCAACCTTGTTTGCAACTTTTTTTCTGTTTGGTTGCAACTTTTCTTTCTTCCATATGCGACTTGCTAATGATTTTATGGAGGATTCTTTTATACCGGTTATCTCTGATATTTCTCGGTACTTCTTACCTTGCAGCCATAGTTCTTTTGCCTTCTGCTTGGTTTCTTCGTCAATAACCGCCATATGATCTCTCCTTTCATTTTGCTTTATTATAATTCCAATGACTGCTTGTACTGTATCCTGCTGTATTTTCAGTTCGCCTGCGTGTATTTTCTTTATCCAACGCCTTACATTCTGCCTTGTACCATTCGCACGCTCCGTGGCATCCTGGATGGCGTTTAGGGCAGTCTTTACATACTGTGATCATCCTCTAGCACCTCGTATGTCTTTTTAAAGATATCTGGCTTACATGGGTAAAACTCCCCATGAACACCCTTAATGATGAAATCACCTGCTTTAGCTAAATGATTACCCTCTAGTGTATGTATTACAATACCATTTTTCTTCCAAACCATTCTCATGTAATCATCGAATGGGTTATCGTCCTCTGGAAAGCCTCTTGGTATCTGCACAGTCTGTCCCATGAAGTTTAAGCATTCAGTTACAGACTTATAGCTCAAATCTTTTAAATGGTATGCTTCCACCACGACCGGTTTCTTTCTTACTTTCATGTATATCATTCCTTTCTGGGTAATAGAAAAGCACGTTTTCTCCTGTATCCCTTATAACGGGCAGTTCTACGTGCTTTGTTTAACAGGCGTTCGGTTAATAGCATACGTCTATGCATCCTTAGCCTCTATAGAGTTATCTGTGCCACATTGTTAAGAGGTGCGATAACTACGTTTTAATTTTAAAGCGCCCTTTTCAGACGCTTTACGCTGGTAAGTCCGCTTAGGATTCCTTACCGCTTTTTCTTTTGGTTATTCCGCCACCAGGGCAACCAATATATCTAACAGGTATTCTCATTAGTATGAGGTCCTTCCCTGTTTTGATATTTTTTTAATTGTGACATACCGCCGTTAAGCCGTACCTACCCACGCATATGCCACTGGCGATTA